CCATCTTCAAGGTGTTCTCGGCCTTGACAAAGTTGTCGACCGGACCGCCGACAGTAATGTTCACGGCATATTCTACCTGGAACACGATTCTCTGCGATCCGCGTTCGCGTTCGCCGAGAGCGCTCAAGTTATTCGAAAACGACTTTAAAACGAGCCGCTTGACAAGACCGCCGTAAGGCCCCTTTCTGGACTCTATCGGCTGCAATGCAGTGACAACGGCTTTTGACGTATCGTCAAGAAAATCGTTGACATCGAAAATATTCGACGGGTCTCGTGGATTCTCCGAACTCACCCTTGCATAAATGTCGACATAAAGTTCCCCGATGGCAAAATAAAAGCGCGGAGAAGTCCGCTTGTCGTCGAAATCGGTCCTTGGCGTATAAACAGAAATAAATGCGCTTTCCTCCGGCCAGGCACGTTTAATCCTGGAAGGGAAAACAGCATTGCCGATGCCATTGATATTAGCATCCTTCAACGCCTTAACAACGTTTGCCCGCAATTCCTTGATACAATCAAGAGTTCTGGGATTCATCCTGGACCTTCTTTACGAGCACAAGTTGATAAGTAACAATTCCATCGGCCTGATCGGCAAAATCGGCGGCTCTAAGGACGACACCCTTGTAAAAGCCGCTTCTTTCCGCAATCTCGAACACATCATCTTTGAGAGCAACCTGGCCGGGCAAATCCACCTTTCGAACGGAAAGCCTCGGTCGGTGGGATATAGCAGACACTTCAGATTCAAGAACTTCTTCAAGCGCCTGCCTATCAAACAAACCATTCATGACAATTCGGTCGTTGCCACGAACAAGAGTCACGGAATCACCAAAAGCCTCAGCGTCGAAAAAGACACTGTCAAGATCTTCGTTGAGACTTTCGGTAAATTCACTCACAACTCTACCTTACAGGTTCACGACCTTGGCCCATGCGATACCATCAGCCTGCTGGAGAACAGCAAGCGGACGGCTCTTCACGACAAGTTCCTGCTCCTCGTTCTTTTCGTCGTAGTAGGTCTTGGCGAAACGTTCACCAACGAACCAGCCATCCTTCGGAGTACCGACGCAGCCATAGTAAAGCTTGGCGGCAACACCTTCACCGATGGCAAGAACCTTGTCCTTCGGCACGAAGTTGACCTTGCTAGAACCGGAGAGGTAAACTTCGTCGTACACCCAGATACGAACGCCGTTGTGGTAACCCACGAGGCGAGCGCCGAGGTTGTTGCGGGCAGCAGCGGAGTTCAAGGCGTTGCCCGTTTCGTGAATACGGTCAAAGTCCTTCATGAACTTTTCATTGTTGCGGGCAGCCTTCCAGGCGGCAGAACCGAAGATTTCGTCGGCAACGGAAAGACCAGAATCTTCGTTGACAAGCGTTTCGAGGTCCATAAGGTCACCGTTGACGTCGGCAGAGTTGCCGGTCCACAGGTAATCACCGGCCTTTGTCACCTTGTGCGTAGCCTTGCAACCGAAATCAATCTTGTCGATTTCCTTGCCTTCTTCGTCGAGGATCTTGTAGCCACCTTCGAAAAAGGCCTTCGAGCAGATGGTTTCAATGGTGCGGTTGATTCTGTTGTTCAGGTCAAGAGTGTCCTGGCCCAGAATGTAGGCCTGGCGTTCGTTCGGGTCCATCGGATCCACGACGACAGACGGTTCACCCGGCTGAGCCTTGAACACGTCGAAAGCTGTGGTCGGGCGTTCCAGGCTGATTTCGTAGCAGTGGAACGGCTTCTTCACGTAACCGCCACGGCGGGTGACGGTACTGCGAGTGCCTTCACGCTTGAACGGGGCAATCACACGAGAGCCTTCGACAGTGTCGAGTTCGGCGGTCAGCGTCTTCAAGGCAACCGGCTGGAAAAAGCTGGAGAGAAAACGTTTTGCAGGCAGGTTGTTGTTGACCTGCTTGGTAAGAGTAGATGCATTCATGAAATCAGGCATGTCATCCTCCTTTAGTCGTTGATAGGACGAGCGAAGATACCAATCTCACGCAGGGCCTTTTTGAAAGTGTTGATGGAATCGCCATCGGCAAACTTCAATTCGTCAACATTGAATTCGCCGGTGTAGGCGACAGTTGCGGTCTTGCCAACAGACGCATCTTCGCAGAGCACGCCAATCGGCTTCTGCAAAGCAGCCGTTCCGCTGTCAGAATCGACAACTTCAATCAGTTCGTCACCGACAAGCTGACCGATAGTTTCGACAGTCACGTCGCCAGCGGTAAGGCCAGTGCCGTCACCGAGGGTCACGACAATTTCCATTGCGTTACCTTCGATTCCCTTTTCCTTCCATTCGATAAGCAGCTTGCCCGAAGAAGAAGTAGCGGAAACGATCGCGGCCAGCGTAGCATTACTGCCGATAGCGGTTGCGATTGCGGCGACTTCGGTGTTCAACGTAGTGCTCGCCGTGGTGTAAGTCACCTCGGTGCCGTTGATGGCAACCTTCACGGTCTTGGACGCAACCGGAGTGCCAGTGAAAGTGACGGACTTCTTCGCCTTGGCGTCTGCAGTTGCAACGCCACGGGAAGCGACGACAGCGCCGGCCTTGAGGTCGGAACCATAGACTGTACCAGCGCCAAAGTTGCGCGGCTGGTTAGTGCCAGCAAAAAGATGCTTTTGAACATATTCGGTCGGTTCGAACATTTTTTGGTCCTCCTTTTAGTTCGATTTCGCACCAGCGGCAAAAGCGTTAAACACACGCTTGTCCGCATCGGCCTGCGGGTCGGCCGTTCCGGCCTGGATAGAGTTTGCGGCAGAAGCACCAGCAGCCATTCCGGCGGCAATCAGCTTCTTCTGTTCGTCGGTGAGGTTTTTCTCCGTAGCAGCGGGCATGGCGGAATCCGCTGCGGGCGCGGCAGTTGCGGAAGCTTTCGCGTCGGCGAGCTGTTTCTTGCACGCACCGAGACAGAACGATTCGGCTTCGGCAACGGTCTTGCCGTCATCGATAAATTTCTTGCAATCGCCTTCAAGGTTCAGACCTGCGAAAGCGGCGGAAATACCCGCAATTCGGGTACGTTCGGCAGCAACAGCCTCTTGACGTACAGCTTCCACATCGACAGTGGACTGACCAGCCGAAGACTGTCCAGCAGTTTTTTCAGTAGGCATATTGCCTCCTATGTTTTGATTGTTCAACATTTTTTCAACAAGAGAATCAAGGGATTCAATACCATCGGCAAGGCCAGCGTCAACGGCATCCTGACCGATAAACGTTGCACCCTGTCCATAGTTTTCGAGAACATTTTCGTAAGTCGTACCGCGATAGCCGGCAATAGTTTCCAGGAACACTTTCGCCGCTGCGTCAATATTCTTTTCGAGAGCGGTACGGCCCGCCGGAGTTGACGGGTCCAAATTCTTGTTCGGGCTCAGGCTCGAACGCAAAATCGTAGTGTTGGACTTTCCGTCGGCAGAATTGCCGTTATCGATAACGCACTGCACGCCGATAGAACCGGCTTCGCCAACACTGGAAAGCAGCACCTTTTCGCAGGCAGAAGCAATCCAGTACGCCGCAGAACACACACGGCCGGCAGAATGCGCATAGATGCCGAGTTCCTTGGAACCACGGGCATTGAAAATCAGTTCGGCAACGTCAGAAACACCGCTGAGCATGCCGCCCGGAGAATCGATAGAAAGCACGATTCCCTTCACACTTTTGTCAGCAACGATTTCCCTAAACGCATTCGCAATAGAATCATAAGTGTCAACGCCAAACCACGCCTTCCACACATTTGAGCGATAAGTCAAAGCGCCATCGATATGCATGATGGCAATCCCGTCACGAATATCGACGTTGTTTTTGTGGTTCGGTTCGCCGGATTCTTTCCAAGCAGGGTCGCCAAAATCGGAAGAACAAAAGTTCTCAATTTCCATCGGCATGATGGCCCATTTTTCGGAAAGAATTTTCAACAATTTCTTGTTCATACACTCAAAAATAGGCTAAGGACGTATTAAATAAACGAATTTTGGCACATCTTATTTTTCTTCGCCATCATCGATAACTTGCTTCGCTTCCGAAACAGAAACAGACCTGTTGACAGCGCCAGGAGCCTCGACACCGTATTCCTCACGGAGCTTCGCTTCGTCGGAAAGTTCTTCGACGTTCTTCTTATATTCGCCGCCGTTCATTTCGATTACGGCCTGGGTGCGGGTCTTGAACTGTTCATCAACCTGCATCTTCAGGGCAGTCGTTTCCTTGAGCGGGTCAAGCATCACCGGAGCGTCACCAATCCAGTCGCAATTCAGCCATGCCATGCGCTTCAGCGGATCTTCAAAACCCGGGCAATCGAGCGCGCCGAGCATCACACATTCAAAAATGAAAGATTCGTAAATCGGCTGGCAGAAATCCGAAGCAAGGTTTGCTCGTTCAATATCGAACATCTTCTTCGATTCCAGGATTGCACCACGGACCGAGTTGTAAGAGCCTTCAAAATGCTTCAGGACCTGTTCGTAACTCATATTCAGGCGGGAAGCCATTTCCATGCAGACTTCTCGCATGTAGTCACGATAATTCGTGTTCGGGCGCTTTGCGTCGGCGACTTCAATGGATTCGCCTTCACCAAGTTCGACAACGTTTCCAGCGCTAAGCTCCGCAGCGGCCTTTTCGCCCTCGACAGGCGTCACACGTTCCTTGCCCTGAACGTTTCCAGTAAAGTTATTCGGCACCGACGAATTTGATGTCTTAATGAACACCGTGAACATCGACTGCACGAGCGCATTTATCAGCTCGGCGTCCTGGTAACGTTCCTGTTGCTTGAGCATCGGAATGACCGGAGCAAGCCAGGGAACACCACGGCGCTGATTCGGACGGTCAGCCTTGTAAACGTGCACGACATTCCGGATTCCGAAAGCGTCATAAGTCGGCACACGGACCGTTTCCCAGAAACGATCCCAGGAACCCACATCGCAATTCGGGTACTTCGTGAAGTGGTAGGCAACGTGTGCAGAATTCGCATCGTTCTCTACACCCATCGCCAGCGCCTGCGTGTCGGTTTTCCCGAACGGGTTACGACAACGGTTGCCTTCAAGCAGCTTGTAGCAAAGATGGAACGCAGAAGACGGAACGTCGTGAAAGCAGCGCAAAGCGAAGCAGTCGCCGCATATAGCCTTCGTTTTCATGACAAGTTCCTGCATCTGGTAGAAATTCTTGTCACGTTCGGCGTCGCAGTCTTTCGAATATGCCCAAAGTTCAAAAAGGTCACGGGCCTTCGCATTAAATTCTTTTACAAACTTTTCGTCGACGTCCAAAAATTTCGACTTGGCGGCAGGCCTGCAAGAAAGCCCCGTGCCAACAACATTGATGACCTTTGTATCTATGGCCGCGCCGGCAAAAGGCGCATTTTGATAAAGAGCGCGGGAACGGTATTCCAGGACGTCGCGGTTTTCCGACAGGTCGGCATCCGCCGAACCACGCGAAAAAAGAAAAGTTTTCAACGCATCGCCGATAAAGTCGGCCCCTTTCCAGGGAATTGTCGGGTTGTAACTACTAGCCATGAATAATCACCCTCCGGCAGCGAACAGTGCCAGCACCAGCGGACCCTTCGGCAGCTTTAGCTTTTGCAAGCTCGTCGTTCCAGTATTTCAACCCGTTCAAAAGATCCTGATAATTCACACGGGTAAGAGTACGGCCATTGATTGAATAGCTTTGGCCTAAAAGCACTTTAGAGATAGCGTGCTGATGCTCGCTAATCATCTGTTTACAAAATTCTACGGAATATTCGGCCGCCATAGCTCCGAATATAAATCGCGTCTATGGCGTTTTTAGGCGTTTTGACACATCTTATTTTTTTGTAGCCATAGCCTCTTTGAAGCGTTTTTCAAAAACTTTCGGAAGTTCCTTTTCGACCGTATCTTTCACAATTTTCTCAAAATCCCATCTTTTTTCAATTTTTGCCTCCTTGGCAAAAGCAAACAGGACCTTGTCTCCATTATCACGATGTCGCGATTGCAAAGTAGTATTTCCTTTTGCTCTCTTCATGACAACGGCCTTTCCACTACTTTCAAGGACAAATGGACGCTTTACAGCGGATTTCGGCTTTTTCTTTAACGGATTCTGATTGTGATACTCCAGTAATTTTGGCACCTTATTTCTTTGCTTGATCGAGCCCTTCGAAGAACGAAGGCCCGGGGCATCCTTGTCAAGAGGAATTGTCAACGCCTCACGACCACCTTCAGGCTTTCTCGTTCCTCCAGTCGCATGAAGTTTCATGAAATCCGCCTTGTAACCTACCTCAGCAACAAGATTGTCTTTCGTCGCCTTGATTACATAAATTGCACGCGGAAACGACTGGTTTCGGACGTTGAAAGATTTCCTGTATTCAGATTCAAGATTATTACGGACATGCTTGAACGCAACATCATTCAAAGCGTTCATTGCCGCAAACCTCACTTGTTTTAATTCTTTCTGCAATTCCTTGTCAAGCGTTTTCGCAAGATCTTTCAGAGAACAAGTTATCGAGCTCATATTTTTACCCCGCTGCTGATAGTTCGACGTTCACGATTTGCAGACACAACCGGCTGCGACACGTTCCTCAAGAATTTATATCCATTTTCGGCCATTTTATTCAAATCGACACCAAGAATATCGACGGCCGCACGGGCATAATTCCTCTTGTCTATCGCCTCGTTACGTGGCCGCGTTTTCTTGTAACCCCATACAAGGGCCCCGCGAACATAGTGTTTCACTCGCTTTTCGGCAGTCAGCTGCGCGAAGAATTCCGAATCGTATTCATCCTTGCGCGGGAAATGGCAATACCCGGGACACACTTGCTCTTTTGTCAGCCAGTCGAAAAGCTGATCCTTGGCCGTATCGACTCCGACCGTGACCACGGCAGCGCCGACGGCATTCGACTTGTCCGTCTTTCGTGGACGTGATGCAATAGGACGGCCGATTCCCGCACGGCCCTGGCACGCATACACGTTGCGCCATTCACGGGCAGCAGTGAACCTGTAAACGTCGTCGGTATGGTGACCGCCAGCGTCGACAAGAGCCGCCGCGACATACATTTTCTCGCCGCTCGTGTTTTCATAACCGGCCTTCAAGATGCTATCGAGCATATCCCACACCGCAGGCTGCGACGGATCGCCGACAAGGACCTTGTTTGTGATTCCCCAAGATTCCATTCCGGCACCCCACCCCACAACCTCAACTTCAAGGCGGTCGTCTTGGGTATCGACGCCAGCTGTAAGCACCAGCGCACCTTCAGGAACTTCGGCACCATAGTCCTCGCAACGGTCCATAAGACCGAACTGGTCAACCTGCATTCCGCCATCTATGCTCCAGGCTTCGCCGAGCACATTGTTGACGAAAGACTTCATCTTGTTCACGTCACCCTGAGCTTCAATAAAGTCTGTAACGGCATTTTCCCAGGAATACCAACCCAACGGGCTATAAAGCGCACTAAGATGGAAGCTTGGATAAGCGCCATTCGGATTTTCAGCAACCCATTGACCTTGCGCCATCAATTCAGTCTTGTAATGTTCGCCGTATTCCTCACCGCAATGCGGGCATTTCATTCGCACGGTATGCGGCAAGTGATTCCCGTTGGAATCGCGATCCCAAACGATGTTGCCCCATTCCCACTTGTGCAACGCTCCGCAATGCGGACACGGCACCTGATAATGTCTTTGGTCGCCAATGCGAAATTTTTCGGTAACGCGGCATTCACCATCGATGCCCGGCGTGGAGTTCCAGAATCTCTTTTTACGCGGAAAGTTCGTCGTTCGGCGCTTGATGAGCTCGCACGGGTCGCCCTGGCCTCCGCAGTTTTTTGCCCATTCTGAAATTTCGTCACAAAGAACAATTCGAATCGGAGCCGAACGCAAATTTGATGGAGAATTTGACCATCCAGTAATTAATGATCCGCCAGGGAATTCCTTGTGATACATTTCGTCGCCGTAGAACAAATCTTCCATTCCCATCGACGATATTGCCGGAATCACGCGCTGCTTTAAGAATCGCTTCGCAGTCTGTTCCGTGGTCTGGAAAATCCCGATTGGCGACGGGCAATGCTTGATGTAATAAAAAGCGGCGTTTATCAGAACTTCAGTGCCGCCGACCTGGGACCCTTTCATAAACACGACATCTGAAGACGGACTTTGCGGCGAAAGCTCGTCCATGATCTCGACAAGGTAAGGAGTTCGGGCATTACTCCAGCGACCGGGCTCGCTCGATGCACTTCCAGAAAGCACACGATATTTTTCGGCCCACTGCGAAATAGTCATTTCCGGAGGCGGACGAAGACCCGACAGCAAGTTGTCGGCAACGTGCTTGATGTTCTCCTGCAGAGCAGGCGATATTTCATCGAAAGAATCAACCATCCAGGATGTTTTCCTCGGTCTTTTCAGTCAAGTCTTTAAGAGCTGTAAGGCAGGCCTTTCGAATCTTTTCGCCGACATAATGGTCGGCATCGCTTGTCGCGGCAAGCATCAGGTCGGTCGATATTCCGACCTTGTTCATCTGGTCCTTGAAATAGCCGACGATTTCCGGAGCAAGCCACGAATAAATAGTCATGATCTTGTCCTGGATATTTGCTCCAAGTTGATAGGCTGCTATTGCGGCCTGAGCCTTGGGCACCAGGCGGCCCTCCATTTCAGCCGTGCGAAGCTTTGCGAGGCGGGCCTGGTAAAATTCCTTGAGTGCTTTGGATTGCGCAAGATCCACGCGCTCTTTCATCACGTCACCAACATCAAAAGGAGCATCTTCGTCAAAAATTACAGGAGGCTGGCCAGTTCCTGAATCAAATTCAGGCCGATGCGCTACGGCCTGGGCAGCCATATTGTCAAATCCGGACCGCATCTGCGACTGCGTCGGCGTCGTAACGTGCCGACGGTCTCTGGACTTGAAGAACTGCTTTGGCGAATAAGTACGGTGAAAACGTTCCTTTCCCTCGGAATTGTCGAAAGAATCGATTCTGCCGCTGTCCTTGGCTTTAGAAATTGCCGGAGCGGACACCCCGCAAATGACACTAAGCGCCTTTGCAGTGATCAATTCGGAGTCTTTGTAGCTATGTTGTGTGATTTTGTAGCGCATAACCACAAAATAACCGCCAAATTAAGCGGAGTGTTTAAAAATGGCACATCAAAAGAACAAGCCACATAACCCAAATGAAAAATCAAACCCATAGGCAGATTTCGGGCCTCGCAGTTACCTT